CGCTCGATATTCTTTATAGTGTTCATCTACAGCTTTCTCAACCTTTTTAGTGAAAGCATCTAGTGTTGAATAATCATGATACAAACGATCTTGCAATGTCTTATGACCATAACCTGTATTATCAACGCGCGCGTCTTTTACTTCGTTGATACCGTCGCCGTTATGACCTAGTACCATATTGCTGAAACGGCCGTTTAGATACGTTAAAAAATCAGAGACGCTACTTGTGACATTTAAATGCTCATACTTTATTTGCTCTCCATTATGTGCAAATACCTCTTTATTTCTATGATATTCAAGAGAGAAATTAAAATCAGTCAGCATGTCTGAAATAAGCTTGAAATTATACTCATTTTCATCTACATATCTGTAATCGAAAACTCTACTTAAGTCTGTAATTAATTTGTTATCCATGTCTTCCTCCTTTTCTATCCGTAAAACTGGTAATAATTTTTAATAAGTTCGTACATAATAACTTCATGACCTCTTTCATTAGGATGTAATCCATCAGGCATGCTAGATTTTCTAAATGCTGGATTATATGGCTTAAAATAATCTGTATGATAGGCATCATATACTGGTACATCCAATTCACTACAAGCCAATATCTGAGCATTGACATAATCCTCTAAAGTTAACCCTAGTTTGTTTTTATCCGTATCTTTACGACGTATCGTTGTGCCACTCATAGGACATTGTCTTGTAGCTGTCATAACAAGTATTTTTGAAGCCGGATTATTTTTCCGGATAACTTCAATTGCAGAACAAAAGGCACCATAAAACGTTTTTGTATCCGTTTTATCAGTGCCTATCGGTACACCTGCCCAATAACCATGTAACCAGTCATCATCTGTACCTTGTAATATGATTAGGTCTCCTCTTATTTGCTCTGCTTGTCTATAAATGCTATTTTCTACCGCTTCTTTACCTATCGGAACTGTTGCCATTGTTGCGCCACCTCTTGCAAGGTTGGTCGTTTTAGCTTTTAACTTCTTGCCTAACATTTCAGTAAAATTTGTTTTCGTATGTGATCCTCTAGCTACAGAATCGCCAATCGTTCCAATTGTTTTTACATCTTTAATGTTTGATTTATCTACAAAATCATGAACGATAGTGCCGTCAGATGTAGTCACAGTTTTAGAACTTACCTTCTGTTGTTTATCTTCAATTAGATCAGTTCTACTCATTAAATCAAGTGTGGATTTAGCTATCGATGCAACTTTAGATTTTAAGTTTTCTGCCGCTTTACTAGGATTAGAAAGGTTAACATCGTTTAATCCAGAAACATAATTAGCAGCAGTATTTACTTTCTTCATATATCGTTGTTCTCGATTAAACTCACCAAGCGTTACATCTTGCTTAACAATTACATTGTTTATACCCCTAATCGTTTTAACTTGTACTATACGGACTAAATCATTCAAACCTAGTTTGGTAGATTTTATTTGTACTATGTCTCCGGGTTGTGGGTCTGCTTCTGGATATGATTCTCTTAAGACCAAAAAATCTAAAGACAAAGATTGTTTTAACGACTTTTTCAATCTCGATTGTAATTCTTTATCCATAGTTTCTTGGTCAGTCACTTTACCATCTTTAAATGGTTCTGCGTGGATGTCGCCGTATATTTCAGCTAATGCACTTCTAGCTTCCATTACGAGCCCAGCGTGTTCGAATGTTTCTTCTCCTGAATAATTACCATATCCTCTAATGAAGGTGGCGAAATCACTTGCATCTTCCTCGAGTTTTATAGCGTTGGCGTTGACTTCGTCAGAAATAAAATAAGACGCTTTTTGATTTGCAAAAGGCGTCAATACAAACTTATATCTGTCTTTCTTTTTGTCATACGTTATTTTATATTCTAAACCGAAATGTTCTAATCCCTTTTTAAACATTTCTAACCTTGTATCGCCTTCACCACCATTTTCAAACTTCGAAGACTTAACCTTACCTTCGACTTCAAAAAGCATTCCAGTACCTTGAAACACAATGTTAAAATATCTTTCTACTGTAAAAGATCCTGTTACATTAACATAAATCCTATCAATCATTAACTTGTCTATAGGAATCTCTCTAGCAGTACATTCAACAAGTTGTCTGTCGCCTTCTGATTTCCTATCAATGACAGTTATTACATATTCTTTCTTGTCGTTTTCACCTTCGACATGACTAACAATCCATCTTTTCCCTATAGCGTTAATAACTTCATAAGTATATTTGTTTTCTAGAATATCAAAAGTTAATACACCGTCAGCGTTAACTTTTTTTACTAAAGTTGTTTCTACTGGTACAGGTGCGCCATTACCTTTAGGTGGTTTAATAGTTATTGTCATTCTGACACCTACTTATAATAAAATTTCAAATCAAACTGAACTTTTTGTACCGTTTGATTAAACTCAAATTTATTAGCTCCGTATTTAAATTTTGGTTGGGCTATATTCGTTTCGGTACTTATTTCAACACCGTTTTTATAAACTCGGAAGCTATCATAAACAATTCTGTCTCCAGCTTTTAGTTTGATCCCTTCGATTTTCATTATTTCAGCATGCGTTAAATTCCATACAAACGATTCTGTATCTTCGCCTAAAATAATTGTTATCTTTTTATACATGTTGAATTGGTCGTTAGGAGCACTACCATGATAGTAAACTGTACCTTTGCTCAAATTTTCAAATGTATACTTTCTTTTGTCTCCGCCTGCATGCCAATCAATATTAAAATCAAACGACCACAATCCAACCTTTTTGTTTTCTTCTAACTCTAGGCTTGTTCCAATACTTTCACCGTATGGTAATTCTGTAGTTTCGAATTTTAGTTCAAAAGAAACTTTATTACCTTTTTGTTTAGGGTTTATAACTCCGTTAAAAATAACTTTATACTGTTTACCATTTACATAAATTTGTTGATCGTGTCTTGAATATTCGTAATCCGGGAAGTTGTTTTTATCTAATTTCACGTAATCATCAGAAGTAGGATGAGTAAACCTGTAATTCAACTCTTCTTTTCTTCTTATTTCTCGTAAATACATAGGTTCTATGTCTGTCGTTAACGAATACAACATATCTCGCATATAAGCAATGTCTGAACGATTTTTAACTTTACAAAAACAAGGAACAACTATATCTCTACTGATATAATTGCTCCCCATTAATATACGACCGTTCATATTTTCTTTGTCTTGATACTTTGTGTTGATTTGCATGCTATCAATTACTATATCGTTAACGATAAACCCGTATTCACTTAATTTGATTACAGTACCATCTTTTTTTGTTAATTCTATGTCCATTTGTAACCTCCTTTATAAGTAATACTCAGAATTGCGTTTAGCATTTCTGCCGTTAACAATACTAGTAAGCGCATCGTTATTGACATCGAATTCAACTTTAACAGTTTTCATGTTCGGTGATGTTTCAATAGAATGTGTGTGTTGTACTTGCGCATTTATATTTCCACCTAAATTACTTAAGTTTCCTGTAATACTAGAAATGTCAGGTGCGTTTAATGTAGGTTGAAATGCATCAACTACTTTATCTGCAACGTTGGAAACGTTACGGATGACTTTACTTGAGTGATTATCTATACCTTTAACGAAACCTAGCATTGAATACATACCAACATCCATGAATTCACGTGAAGGTGAGTGAATACCCAAAGCACTTTTAGCTGCATCTAAAGCTTTCTTAGCAACATTTTTAGCTGCATCTACTAATTGACCAGCCATTTGACCAATACCTCTAATTAAACCACGGATCATATCAGCACCTGCTGACACAAAATCTCCTATAAAGCTTTTTATTTTATTTACTGCATTTGTCATACCTTGACTAACTTTGTTTACAACATTGACGAATCCTTGAACCACTCTATTAACAAAGTTAATTAGCGTACTTGTTATAGTAGATACCCATTGCATACCTTTAGTCACGATGAAGTTCCAAGCTTGAGACATTTTGTCCAATATAGTTGATACAACTTGTGTGAATATACTTACAACTTTATTCCAAATCGTCGTTAATATACCAGATAAGAAACTCCAAATCGTATTCCATATATTAGAAATAAAACTCCATGCCGCTTGTAACGCAGTAGATATAGCTGTGGTGATAGCGTTCCAAACCTTAGTTGCCACAGTAACTATAGTGTTCCACAACGTTTGTAAGAACGTCCAAATAGCATTCCAAATTGTCATTGCGATAGTCATGATTGTTGTAAACACAGTAGTTATTACAGTGACTAACAAATTCCAAATCGTAGTAGCGATTGTAATTATCGTGTTCCAGATTGTACTTAAGAATGTCCAAATAGCTGTCCATATCGTCATAACTATTGTCATTATCGTCGTGAAAACAGTTGTAATGATTGTAACTAAAAGGTTCCATACTGTTGTTGCAATAGCGATAATCCCATTCCATAGCCCTTGCAAATAAGCAACTATTTGATTCCAAACAATCATTATAAAATTGTATACATTAGTTACTGCTGTAATGATAGCTTTTAAAATAGCATTCCATACAACCGAAGCTACAGCTTTTAATACATTCCAAACTGTAACCATAAAGGTTTTTATCGCATTCCAAGCATTTATAATAAAGTTTCTGAATCCTTCATTTTTATTCCACAATAAAACAAATATAGCTATTAATGCAGCGATTACACCAATTACTATTGTTATTGGACCACCTAAAATACCAAACACAGTTACTAGTCCTGTAATAGCGTTTCTAATTAATCCAATCTTACCGAATAACAGTTGGAATATAACCGATATAATTTTTAATGGTCCTTTTAATAACATGAACGCACCTTTTAAAATTGTTAATCCCGCTCTTAATAAACCGAACTTACTTACTAATGCAATGATCCTACCTATTAATCCGCCACCCATAAAATTAGATACAGCAAGAATAATCGGTATTAAAAATCTAAATGCACCAACTAAAGTTATAATGACGCCAACTAATTGTGCTGTAGCTGGATGCGCCTCAAACAAGTTAGCTATCCAACCAGTTATTGCTACTGCAACGCGTAATACTGCACTAGCTATAGGAGCCATCGCTGTTGCGAATGCAACTAATCCTCTTGCAATGTTCCCAATTAATTGCATTATTAGTGGTCCATTAGTTTGTATATAGCTGACAAAATCTTTAAACCCTTGAGATTGTCCTACTTGTTCAGACCATTCCCTAAACTTAGCTGTCATTTGTTCAAGAGATTGGAATATGCCAGTTGATGATCCACTGAATGCATTCATCAAATTGTTAATTCCAACGAAAACATTTTTAAAAATATTACCAATGATAGGTAAGTTTGTTTTTGTGTATTCAATAAAACGAGTTATCGAATTTTCTCCAGCTGCACTATTAGCCCAGTTAGAGAAAGATTGACCTAATCTATCCAACCAATCAGCCGACCATTGAAACAGTGGTGCTAATTGTGTAAATACATTGACTAATCCATCACCGAAACCGCCTGCAGCACTTAATAGCTTGTTAAATACCGAAACACCAGTTGTATTCATCATGTTGAAGAACCTTGATGCTACACCGCTATTTTGAGCCCATTTAAGTACACTTTGAGACGCCTCTTCCATTCCTCTTGAAATACCACTAAAAAACGGTTGTAAGCTCTGCATTGCTGTTTTAACAGTATTTAAACCATTTGCAAGAGTTGTGAAGATAGCGGATTGATTTTGCTTTATAATATCAGTCCATGCTGACTTTACGCCATCTAAAGCTTTTTTGTATTCGTTTGTTGCTGAGCTAGCTTGTAAAGTGCCGTCACTAAGCATCTTTATAGCGCTGATAGCCATTGCGCCAAATGCTACAAAGCCAGCACCAGCTATTGCTACAGCACCACCTAAAGCAAGTACACCGCCAGTTAACACTTTGATAGCGTTTAATAGCGCAAATACTACAGGTACTACGCTCGCTATTACAGGTATTAAGATACTAAAAGATGATGTAAGTAATCCACCAACCATATTAGAACCTACAGTGCCGAACACGCGAAACATATTAGCTAAATTCCCCATTTGTCTTTGGAAATTGTCGTTTACTTTTATTATGTAGGCATAAGCTTTCTTTAAACCGTTAGTATCGACATCTACCTTCGTTGTTTTTTTGTTTGGCAATGCGTCTAATGATTTTTTAAACGCATAAATAGTTGGTATAGAAAGTCCTGTATCTACATCTAGTCGAGATCTAGTTTTGTTTGGAATACTTTTAAGTTCTTCTTTAGTGCGTTTTATTTTAGAGTTAGCAACACCATTGTCCACGTCTATAATAGCTTTGGCTTTAGACCTATTTAATGCTTCAAGACTAGCTTTAGATACTTTTAACACTCGATTGAATTTACTGTTATCTGCATTGATGTCAATATTGACACGCTTCTTTTCTAGTTCGGATAACTTAGCTTCTGCTTCAGCGATATCTTTAGTCAATTTTTGTTTTTGTAATTTAATCTCTGGAGTAACTTCTTTAGAGTTTAGTTTGTCTAGTTCAAAATTCGATTCTAGTACCTTTTGTTGCAAGTCTTGTATACTAGCATCTAATTTAGCTTTTACTTTTTTGTTACTAAAGGCATCTAAAGACTTTTTAGCAACTTTGATAGTTTTTTGTAATTTTTTATCATCAGCATTTAATTCGACATCTTTAGTTTGATCTGCTACTCGTTTAAATCTTTGCACAGACTTAACCGCACTATCGATTTGCCTTTTGAATTTGGCTACACTAGCTTCAATAGTCGCTTTAATTTTATATTCCGTCACATTAACACCTCTCTTTCTATTGCTTGTTAAATTCTGCTATAACTTTAAAGAATTCATTATTTTGTGGTTCGTATTCATCACGTTCGCTACTAAATCTTATATCTTTACCTTCGTTAAGCCGTTGGATATTTTCTTCATAAGGCAATACGTCGTTTGCGTTGTTAAAAACATATTCCTCTTTAGGTTTATTTTCTGTCCCAACATTTTTAGTAGCTGCAGCATCACGAATAGCAAACGCAAGTTTGTAACGTTCGAATTCTTGGGTTAGCATTTCATACTCTTTCGCATACATTCGATAGTTATATTCTGTTAATGTCATTTGCTCAATAACATTTAAATCTGTAATACCAAGTGTTGACATACAAGTGATAACGATTCTGTCGTAAGTTATTACGCTTCCGCTGGTTTCTCTTCCGCTTCCACTACTTCTACTAGGTTTCGGGTCATAGGTCGCTTTCCCAACTCCGTTAAAATATCTGAACCGAATTCTTCTAGTCCGATATTTTCTGCGATTTCATCTAGCGCTTCATCAATGTTATTAATAGTAATTGCTTGTTTTTTTAAGTGAGATGTAGCTGCAATTAAAACTTCGCCAATCACAACAGGATTTCCACTTTCTAAACCTACAGGCAACATTGATACACCTTGACCGATAGAAGCTTGTTCAACTTTTAAACCTAATCGGTTATCGATTTCTCTTAAAAATTTAAAACCAAAACTTAACTCTAATGACTTTCCATTAATTTCTACATTCATAATTTAAAATCTCCATTCATGATTAATTTAAACAAAAATAAAAAGGGCGTTAAGCCCTATTTTTATACCTCTCCTGGTGTAACCGATGATGAATCTACTTTAGGTTGTGGAATTGCGGTTAAATCTTCGCTAGTTAACGCATCTGCTTTTGTAGTGTCATGGAATCTGTATCCAGTCGCCTTAAGTTTCTTTGTTACAGCCTCAGGCAATGTTGCAAATCCACGTTGGAAACGACCATTCACTCCATATTCATATTCATATTCATCAATACCGTTAGCTTCTGCTTTTAATTCAAATTTATTGTGGAAACCTTGGAAATATTTCGCTTTAAATTTAGTAGCATCTCCATTTTTGCCTGGTATTCTACTTTCAACTTCCCAAGCTTCATACAATACGCGATCTACAACTGCATCTTCAATTTCATCTGCAAAATCGTCACCATAAAACATTTTAGCAGTACCAGACATTGTTGACTCAACAGAACCACCAGTGTTATAAGAACCGTCCATTGTATCCTCTGTATCTGTATCAGCTTCATGTGATAAGCCGTATTCAGTTAAAAAAAGCATTTTAGTAGCATCTACTTTTTCGCCAGCTTTTCTAAATAAAATAATACGATCATTACTATTTTTCATATTTGCCATTCAATATTCCTCCGTTTTTTAAAATGTTTTGTAAGATATCGTTACTGATGTGTGTAGCAATTCTTGATTGGTAGTATCATCAACTAACTGTGTGATGTTAGTATCATCTTCTTCAAAGTCATAATCGTTTGTTTTAACGCTAGGTGTTAAATCATCAATACATCTTTTAACAAGTCCGTCATGATGTCCTAAATCATCACTTACACTCCAAATATCAATAACTAAATTCGTGTCACCAGAATAACTATCAAACGTGTATTTACTTCTGTTTGACTCCGGCATTTTTATTACAAAAAAAGGATACGGAACCTCTTGTTGCATCTCTTTACGAGAAATAACAGGGAATCCATATCCTTGTAGCGTTTCAAACGCCTTATTATAAAGTTGTAAGTTTGGTGTCATGCTTTTATCTCCTATTCAAACAACGCTTTCAACTCTTCTACAGTCGATTTTCTTATTACCTCATATACTGGCCACATAAAAGGTTCTGCCTCCATGTATCGAGTACCAAACTCTAAGAAACCACTATAAGCTGCATGCGATGTGATAGTGTATTGCAAATCGCCAGTTTTTTTATATCTGATATTGCGTGATAAATTACCAGTCCAATAACCCTTATTCATTACTTCTCTAGCTTTCAATTTAGCTCGTACTACATATTCTTTGGCGTTTTCCTGTAAAATATCATCTACATCATCATCAATGTTGGTTTTCATATCGTGAAATTGGTTTAACAGTGCGTCTAATCCATCTATATTCATCAATTGACCTCTTCGATATAATATGACGTTTCGTGTCTGTATATCCTTGTATCAACTATCTTGTAGCGAATGCCATTAACCAACACGTGGCTAACAGGGTAAGATATTGATTCTTTTATCCTCAGGACACTTACATCGTTTTTTACATCGCCAAATTCAAGTTGCTTTCTTGCTCTAGAAATAGGATTAATATTGCATGGTATCGCATCATAAGTGATTAGCGTGTTTTCTTTTTTGCTAGTTTTAGGATTGTAAGTTGCTACTTGTTCTAATTGAAAAATAGCTCTATCTTCATATCTCAAAAGAACACAGCCCTTCCTTTTTTAGTTCTCGTTCTAGCATTAAAGTAATTATCAATAATAGCTTCATACTCCTTGAAATCGTTCAATTCATACGCATTGCTACGTCCGTCAACCGCTTCTGATGTCATACCTTCAGCACCAATCCTGTTGTAGCGTTTAACTGCAACTTCTTTAATCATGTAACTAAACCTTTCCGGTATTTGTTCAACTTCAATAGGTAACATTGATAACAACTGGCTTTCACAACTTTTTATAATTTCCTCTAATTGTTCATCTTGCTTTTCATCTTTAAGACCAATACGTTTTTTTACATCAGCTAGCGTAGTCATATAACCACCTACTCTAGCGACTCAAAAGCGTTGATAATTTCAGCTTTTGTTTGTTTTTCATCAACTTGTAAGCCAGCAACACTTGCTATTTCGACAAGTTCTTTTTTGGTTAATTTGTCATTTACAATGTAAATCATTTGTTCGTTGCGTTTATTTTCAACACTAGCTAAAGCTTTGATACGTTCATCTGTAGGATCATAACCTTTGCGAGGGTAGACATGCCCTTTCATATAGACATGTCTGTTATCTTCTAAATCAGTAAAATCTACTTTAACAATTCCAATGATTTCGGGCATGTTACCACTCCTAATTATTTATTAAACTTCTCCTGGATTTGAAGATGGTTTTGCATCAGCAGGAACTAACTTAGCAAACGCTTTATCATCAGCGATATGCAATGCTACATGCATAGTTGCACGTAATGCCACCATGTCTTGTTCAAACAAGTTTACAGGTGTTCCATCTTCATTTTTGACTGTAGATAATTGTGCAGTTTCATCGATTTTGTATTCAATTAATTGAGGGATACCGTAAATCAACTTATCGAAATCACCAGTGATTAATTCACCACGTTTTAAGTTACTTGATTTAAGATTAACCACAGGTAAACCGTCTAATGAATCACTGTTACGGTCATAAATACGTTCTTTCGTTTCAGGATCTACAATTTTACGTAACAAGCTTCTGTTTTGTGTTTTTGAGATAAACGCATTTGCTTCTAATTCGTCATCTTCAAGTAATGCCTCTAAATCAATAATGTTATCTTGTGTGAAGTCACCTTTAATAACCTTATTAGTTTTTTCAATTGATTGTGCAATTGATTTACCGAATGGATTGTTACCTTGATTCAAAATACCCGCTTCATCAAACTTTTTATAGAATGCTTCAGCAATCATAGGCTTCATTTCTTCAAAGAATTGTGAATAAGTGTAATTCAAAAATTCTTTTGTTACAGGTAAGATAACCCCTAATTTAAACGCTCTCATAGTAGCATTAACCCATGTAGCTTTAGATGTTTCGATTTTTTGACCTTCACCTACCCAGTAAGCACCTGGTTTATCAGCCCAAAAAGCAAACTTCTTCTCAGTACCTTCCATTGGTTCGTACTTACCTAATTGCATGATTTTAGATTTTTCCATAACCTCTTGTAAGATAGGTGTTGTAAAGTCGTTTAACAACGTGCCATCTTTCTTTTCGTGCATCATTACATTGTCAGGGTTAAATACTTGTGGTTTAACATTGTTACTTGCAAAATGTTGCAAATTTAATTTTAATTTTTGTGTTTGTTCCATTTAAATGCCTCCGTTAATTTTTAATAATTCTTTTTTGTCTAGCTATTTCAGCTAAGTTTTGCGGTTTATTTTTAGTCGAGTGATTAAATGAATCTCCACCAGTCAATGGCGATTGTCTAGCGTTAATCTTAACCGCTTCATTAACCGCTTTTTTTACTGCATTAGAAAAAGCTTCAACATTCAATTTAGTTTGTTCAGCAGTATCTGTTACAACTAAATTAACAACCTCATCTGATGAATCAACTTCTGCTTCACTTAACATTTTCCTTGCTTCTGAACGCATTTCATTTAATTGTTTTTCTGAGCGTAATTGCTCCAGCTCTTTTTCCATTTGTTCGCGTTCATATTCAGCGATTTGATCTTTGTTCATTTTTGCTAATCGTTTAGCTTCATCAACAGCTTCTTGTTTCTCTTTTTCTTTCTGCTTCATACGACGACTTAATTCTTCTTTAAGACGCTTGTTATATTCTTCTTGTAGTCTTTTTTCAATTTCTTCTTCTGAATTAGTCTTTTTGTCTTGTTTGTCTTTGCCTTCATCATCGTTGTTATCTTTTGATTTTCCATTATCTCCATCTGATTCTTCAGCAAAAAACTGTAATTTGAGTTTTAACTTCTCTTGGATATCCATAGTTTTTACACCTCATTTATTTACTCTTGATTAGTTTTAAGCCATACATGGTTCGGGCTGTAACGCTTGCACCTTTTATTGTCATAAGCATGGTTTGGACATAAAAAATAGCCAACACAATTAAGTGCTAGCTATTAAAAGAGTGGTTCGTTATATTTCGATTTTTCTTTATCGGCTAATACTGCCGACCTTACACTGTCTAAGTTTGCATCAATAATAACTGTTTCGTTTCGCTTTTGTAACTCTTTACGTATACCTTTTAACTCTCTTGCTATGTCTCTAAGGTATTTGTCAGTATTACTCATATTAATATCCTCCAAACATTTAATTTACTGTCATACAAAGCTAACTTACCTTTAAAAACCTTTACTTTTAAATCAATCACCGCTTTTCACTTTCCCTCCGAAGTATTTTGTTTTTCGTTTCTTGCTTGGTTTTTTCGGCCACATAGATTTAGGTAGTAAAGCGCAATCTGAACGACAATTGATATGCATAGGGTAGAAATTAACACCAATTTTAGCGTCTTTAACTTTGAATATTTCTCCATTAAGCCCCTTGCATACTTTAGTTGTTCTACTATCAATTTTTGCAATATACATATAATATCCTTCTGGTGAAATTTCTTTCATGCTGTCAATGCTTGATTGTGCGTGAACACGTGCCGATTCCGTATAAAGCAATGATTTAATTGCTGCGGTCTTTTGTCGTGCTGTGCCTTCGAATTCATTTAAGTGCTTGCGCATATCTTTAACATATTCATTAGGATGTCGACCTCTAATAACTACATTAGCAATTATTTCTTCTACTTCTTGTTTCATTACTTCGGTATTAGTCCATAATCGCTCTGACCAAACGACGCCATGAAATTGTGTATCAACGATTGTATCTATAACTTCTTTAGCTACTTGTACACCTTCACCTAAAATACCCGCTTGATCACTGAATACACGATAAGCTGTTGATTCGAAATATTCCCTCATCGATAATTCTGTTTGAGCTGTTGCATAAGCAATTAAGAATTCTATTTGAATCTTTAACATCTGTTCTCTAGATACATACATCTTAGTGTTATACTTCTTTAATTCTTCATTTGCTCTATCGCTAAAGTCCTTGTTTTCGACCAATCTTTTTGCTTCTTCTTGAAACGCTTTTACATCGAACTCATCAATAATCTTTTGTGCTTCTTGTAATGTAACGCCTGCAAAATCTCCGTACTTAACAATAAACGCATTGATCTCTTTTTCAATGCGCTTAATCATCATATTCAATATACGTTCTATTTCTTCAGCTTTAGTTTTATCACGCTTCAACTCATTCTCGATTGCTTTGCGTCCGCGTTCTTCCCAATATTCTTGAGTGTTTTTGTTAGGCAATTACAATCATTCCTTTTTATCAACAGTATCTTTTGTATCATCATCTTGTTCGTCATCATTGATGTCTCTAGGGTCTTTATAAATACCTTTTTGAGCTTTTTTAATAGATTCTTTCTCATCTTCTTCTATTTTCTTGACTTCCAATTCAGGGTCTTGGAAGAACGAGAATAGAGACATCAAAGTTGTTTGACTAATCTTCCCGCCAGAATCAATATAAGCTTTTAATTCCTCGATTAATGATTTAGGTAAGTTTCTGTTGTATACGTATCTAACAGTATTGAAATCTTTGTTAGCGTCAATCGACCGTGTATTTTTAAGTATTGTCTCTAACAACTTAGCACGACGTCTTAACCCTTTAGTAAACAATCCTTCTTTAGTTTTAGTACGTTGTTCTAATCCGAATAATTTGTATTTCATTGCCTCGCCCGATTGAGTACCGCTGAAGTTATCATCTTTCATATTAGGCGTATTGGTAAACATGTGTATATCACTGTTTAAACGGTCTTTATAAGCTTCTGTACCTTGTACATCGTATTGTTTATAAATATAACCGCCATCAACAGAGCCTTCTGTTTCTCTACCTTCGCTATCAGCGTAAACAGTCGGTTCTAAAAACAAAACATTAGCTTCCTTTTGCTTTCTAACTTCTACGGGATCTAAATTTAAATTACCTTTAATAAGTAACATAGCGTCATTTAAATCACTCATATAGTTAGCAGTATCTGATTCAGCATTATCATACAAATCAATTAAAGTGATTACTTTCTCATAATCCCCTTTTCTTCTTTCGTTGTTGCTAAATTCTGTAATAGGCATACGTTCGAAAGAGTGTGATTCAAAACCGTTTTCACGTGGTGTGAGCTTCAATCCATTTGTTCTACTGGTAAGATATCTATAAACACCGTTAGAAGTAAATAAATCAACTGTAAACACTTCATCTTCGTCAGTCTTGTCTATTGGTTTAGTTCTTAAATATCTAACGCCTGCGATACTATTACGTTCAATTGTATTGTCGTATATGACAAAAGTGCTCATCGCATCACTCTTGTATAAACGAGTTTCATCATCTTGATTTCTAATCATCAACTCATAAGCTTTGCCATAAATTGACAAATCTAATCCTAAAGATCTATTGTGTGACTCAACATCATTTAAATCATTGAACGCCTCAATAGCTTCTAATACATCTTTGTCATCATCTTGATATTGAATTGGATTACCCAAGAAATAGCCGTTGATAAAATCGCTAATATAAGATGCGTAATCATGCGCTACACGGTTATCTGCCATGTACTCTTCTTTGCGTCGTGTTAACTCAACTAAGTTCTTAGTTTTACCTTCGTAATAATCACTTAACACTTTCAATCTAGGTCGTTGGTAATCCATGTGATGTTCAATGTATTTACTTACTTCATTAACGTTTTGTAATAAATCGGATTCCGTCCCGTCATATGTGTAAACAACATTGGCTTCATCATTAAATAAGTAATTTATGTTTCCCTGTAGATCTGTATCTGTTTCAAATTCGTTTACTTTTAACATTTGTTCCCTCCTATAATCCTAGAGATTTTATTGTGTCAACTTTCGAACTGACATTTGTGCGTTTTCTAACCGGTCTGTAGAATCGTTCTACTGAATAACGCAACGAATCGATACAATGATTGTATGTATCTACTGGTTCATTGGTATATTCACCTGTATCTTTGTCCTTTTGCCATGTGTAGTTGTCAAACTCTTCAATAGTCTTGAAACAACGTTCATCAACAATGATTTCAAATTGCATTAAGAATTGTAACCCTTGTACAACCGAGCCCTTCCCTTTTTTGGTTGGTAAAATCCTTTTAAGCCCTAGATTCCTTAATTCAGCTATACTTTTTTGTTCTGCACTATCTGCTGTAATTTCTTCTTTAGCATAACCAAGTTGCTTTATGACATTAGCTATTTCATCATTCAGCATACCTTGTTTAACATACTCTTCAATGATGTATAACTTCTTTTTCTTTACATCTATTTTAGAATGTATAAAAGCACTAGGATCATTAACGTAGCCAAAGTCCAATCCAAAATAAGAAGGTAAATGTCTTAACTCATCTTTATTTATTAAACGTTTTTCATACTTAGGGAAAACCAATTTGTCTAGTGTAGCAAATTCACCTAACGCATAAATTTTGTAATATGCTGGATTACGATTTGCTAACAACTCTAAGTTTTGTCGTGTCATTTCATCAAGAAACTTATTATCTCGATAACTAGATTGTCTAATCATGACATTTTCCATTGGTTCACCATGTTCAAAGAAATACTTATAAACCCAATTCAGTTTAGATACTGGGTTAAACATCAAAAATATTTGCTTATTCACGTGTTTACGCTCCCTCAAACGCAACGTTAATTGCGTGTAATCATTTAGTGTGAATTCAGACGCTTCTTCCATGACTATGTCTGATATGCCTTTTATCGACTTTATTTTCTCTGGGTTATCTAATCCTTTAAACAAAAAAACTGCGCCGTTTGGCAATTCAACTTTGTTATCAGTCTTATTCCAAAGGCACATGTCCCAAATACCGAAGTTTATCAAACAATCTTTGACATCTTCGAATAAACTATCTTTAATTGTTGATTGGACTTTTCTAAGCCATAGTATACGCCTAGGATATTTCCAGTCTTGCAATGCTTTAAGTACAACTTTTTGTATAACGCCGTGAGACTTACCGCTCGAACCTCCACCGTAATGTACTTCAGTGAAGTTATCGTAATTGGTTAGTATTTCGAATATGTTTCTATTGAAAACATTAGATGGTTTATTAAAGTTTAATTTAACTTTCGTCATCGTACTCACCAATATTAATCTCAATATTCTTCTGAGTAATTTCTTTTTTATCGATATACGCACCATGTACTTTTAGTATGTGGTCAATAGATCTCTGACGCTCTTCAAAAGTTGGTGTGATTGTGTAAGTAACCTCTTTTTCCACTTCATCGTTTAAATGGTCATATTTCTTACTGTAAGCCTCTTGAGGTTCTCCTCTAGCAATAGAAGCAGATAACGCTAAAGCTTCTGTAATACTCATTAAACGCTCTTCTTGTATCTGTTCTAATCGTTCTTTAATATATTCCGAAACATTAACATTTCTTAACAATCGACTTGCTAAAGACTCTGCTGTTTTCTTACTATAACCTGCTGTAATTGCTGCTTTTTTACCATTACATCCATTCATTATATATTCATCTGCGAATCTCTTTTGTTTTTCGTTCATTTCATTTACCACCAACTCTCGCGCTATACGCTTTTTAAAATTAAAAAAGGATTGGCTATAATCAGCCAACCCACATAGATCCTTTATTCCTAATTGCGATAAGGGAAACGCAGTAAGATAGTCAATATCCTACACTATCATAATATCTCATTTTAGGTATCAAAAACTGCCACTTTACTGCCAATTTCACTCTTCCCCTAACTCTTCCGCCAATCTAGATATGATTTTCCTTTTGATTCTATGAGCAGTTCTATCAGAAATGTGTATGTCATCACAAACTTTCACTAATTCCTTTTTATTAAAATAATACTCTTGAATGAATTCGCGTTCTTTCCTACTTGATGTGTTGATTATACGTTCAATAGCGCTCTTAAACTCAAGGATTTTACCTCTTCGTATACTACAAAGATAATTAGTTACTGCCATTTCTGTTTTCGATGTATTAGACGGTACAAACTCCCCGCCTATATTTGTATCTGTTGGAATCCATGGTGTCATTATTTCACTTCTTAAATCTTCGAGTTGCTTATGATAATTAGGATAATCACACAACTCATCTTCTAACTTTCGAACTGTTGATAATTTTAATCCATATTTCTTTTTAGTCATGAATACCCTCCATACAAATATTTTTAATCTTCAAAATGTCTCAATCTACTTCTTAATATCTCTATCTCCCGCTCTTTAACTTTCACATCGCCTTTTAACTGTTCAGCTTGCAACATCACACCAAACAATAAGATGACTAGTAATATAATTGCTATGACTAACCACATCATCTACTCTGACACCTCCGCCCTCATCAAATCAGACTGATCGCTCAACTTTGCGAAGTCACTCGGCGCCTCTACATCATCATTAGCCGTCGTCATAATATATACTTTCTCAGTTACATACTTACCTAGCTCATACATTGCTAGTAAGAATAATAGTCTTAATATTTGTTTAATCATTTCCCACACTCCCTTATATTTTCAAACAACTGACCCACTTTAATAACTGCATCTCTTTTAACTTGTGCCTCGTACTTCTCTTTTGCTTCTTCTTTACTCTCTGCCTCAACAACTGTAAACGTCTGATTATCTCTAGCCACAGTAAAATGTTCGTGTGGTAGTCCTGTTGAATCTTTGAATGTTGTGACTAAGTATTGCGTCACTTCTTATCACTCCTTTGAATGATTCTAAGTTTTTCTACGAATAAAAGTATTAGTAAAACACTCAATGTAGCTAACATATTTTGTTGTTTTGCAAAATCTACTATAACGATTAAGACTAATAACATTCCAATTCTGCATGTAAATAAATCTAATTCTTTGTACAAAACCATATATCTGTTGAGTAAATTGTTAAATATTACTATGAATACAAGTATTAGAACTAATGTAATGATGTAACTCACTTCCCCAAAACCTCCTTGACTCGATCTAAGATGTCTTTACACTCCGCTACTTCCGAAGCCTTTTGCTCCACGTTCTGAAACACACTCGAATTCCTCCACTTGCTTTAGTTCAGGTGTCCATATAGGCACAATAACCAATTGAGCTAGTTTGTCGCCTTTGTTTATGACATAACTACCATTCATACATAAAATTTTATCTGTTACAGGTAGTCGGGCATACTTTCCATCTATCCCAGCAGGACTCCGACCAAAGTTACTCATATCCTCACTCTCTAACGTTTCATTATCATTCTTGATATTAATCCCTAAATTACCATGATATCCCGCGTCTATTTTGCCTGTTTCAATCACTAAATACGTTTTACTACTTACACCACTACGACTAGTTAATAGTCCGACATAGCCCTCTGGTATACTCACAGCTACATCTGTTTTAATCACTGCCTTTTCTTGTGGCTCGAGTACGACGGTTTCAGCTGAGAATATGTCATAACCTGCATCCGTCTTATGATTTCGTTCGGGCATTCTAGCGTCTTTTGATAATAGTTTCACTTGTAATGTGTTAGTCATTTTCCTGCTCCTCCTCATATTTATAGACAACTTGACCTGCCATAATCCCTACTGCTTCATCAAGTTCAATACCTTCTTTAACTGAATGTTGAATAGCATTTGTCATTCCCTCAAGTATTTCATCAAACGCTTGTGCTTTCTTATACACGTCCTCAATCTCTTTTAGCAACCCCTCTGTATCATTGCCGTTATACGCACTAGCACTTATAACGGACTGTTCAATTTGTTCGCGTTTATTCATTAGTGTCATCCTCCATAAAATTTTATTGTTTAATTCCATTCCAAATTTAACTTTTTCATCATCCACACTCTCCTTGATGATATATCCCATTTCATCAAAAAACTCATCACTAGGTATCTCATCTTTTTGCGGATAAAACTCAACTAATTTATCAAATGTTTTTGCTTTTTTCTTAACTTCCGCTATATCCTCAATAAGCTAATCTCGTTGCTTCTTGTACTCATCACGTTGTTCTTTATAGAACTGTGACTGGACTCTGAAATGATTTATCGCACTCTGTGCATCAGTAATTGAATCTACTTTTTCTGCTCCGTATTTCTTAAAGTAACTTAACAAATCTTCTTTAGTTAGTTTTGTCATACTACCAACTCCCCATCTTTCCAGATTAACGTCATAGTTTTATCTTCGTTTAGTATATAAAACGCTCTGGAAGTACCGTCTATCAACTCCCTGATTGAATCATTTTCATATAATTGAACACCATCAATATCATTGAGTTCTACTAGACAATCAAACTCAGTATCTTCAGTGACTTCCTCTTCAATTTCTACAGTAAAGATATCCTTGTCTTTTATTAAACCAAAATAAAACCCACGACCATCAGCTGAAAAAATTGCTTCTCTATACTCTTCAAAACAATCTATGCTATCTGGTTGAAACACTTTACTTTTAACTTGTTCAGGATTATCCCATCCCCATTGTATTAACTCAGGTAGTGTCATCTTCTTTTCTTTTTTAATCTTTGCCATCATTTCCATCTCCTCAAAATAAAGTTAGTTGCTTCTGTTCCTCGTATTCCAACCCATGTTGCTTTATATATGTTTCGAGCTCTTCGGCTGTATCAAATGTCTTTTTAACACCTTGCCAACCTGGTACGATATGTCCATGAAAGTAATAAGTGCCGTTTACTACATGGATATGTGCCACTCGCTCGTTATCCTGATACAGATATCTCTTAGAGCCGAAAAATTGTTTTAAGTATTCTTTACGTGCGTTATCTGTCATGATCTACTTCTTAACTTTCACGAATATGTCGTTTTCCATCAGGTAGCACGCATAACGTCCTCTTGGATGTTTCTGAGGTACATTAAACAAATGCGGTTTCTTTCTTCTTAGCTCTGCTTTTTTACGTCGCTGTCTAGCTATTTCACGTTCTTTGCTTTCTCGTTCCATAATTTTGGATAACACGATTTCTTTATACTCAGCTAAGCGCATACCATAAGGTGCGTTTAAGGCTTCTAACAACTTCCAACCACCACGTACTCTTTTTGCAACCATTCCTGGAGTTAAACCATTCTTTTTTATCAATTCATTTTCATGTTCGGTAAATTTATACGGTTTACCGTTAATTTTTACGATACTCATTTATTCCACCTCTATATATGCATGTCTTATTTTTATGTCGTCATACTTCAATAACTCATCTGGATTTTTATCTAAACGCTCTGCTAGCATATCTTTTTCATCATCGACATCATCGAAATGCTGATATTCAACTTCTGTAGGTATTCTTATATCAATCGTTGCGTTTATATATGCTTGTTGTTGCATTAGATCACTTCATTTCTCTTTTGTGTTCTCGTCTTGCTTTAATTAATTCCTCGTACGTAATCCATGTTTTACCTGTATACTTAGGTGCTTTACATATCCAATTGAGTTTTATGTTTCTGTATTTATGTCTGAAAATCTTAGCTTTAAGTTTTGCTACTTCGGTTGGCATACCTTTAATGTCGATAACTTCAATCAGTTTGCCATCGAGATATAGAGCAAAATCTGCAATGTATTCAATCTTTCGTTGTTTATCTAATTTTGGTAATAATTCAAATTTCGGTTGTATTTCGATACGATCATAGTTAGTGCCATTCTTATTACTTTCTAAATATTGGTAATATTCACACTCCACTTTGCTATCAAATACAATCCCTTTATACTCAACTTTCTTAGCGTTGTATTTACTCATCGTCCACCTCTAAATATCAAATATCGTTGCTTGTAAACCTAGTTCTCGCTCATATAGAAGCCCGTGAGCGCCTTTAAATCGTTTTAGGTCACTATCAGCCATGATTTTCTTTTCGTCGCTGAAATGGGCTCCTGTGAGCGAATAAACTTCATTTACGTTGTCTTTATACTTGATGACCTTAATATCTTCCGTGCCATCTTCTCGGTATAAGTAATATTTTTCTTTCGGCATTTTTAACACTCCTTAATATTCGACGACAGCAGGGCGTGTGTGACGTTCTGCAAGTTTTTGGATAAATATGTCATATAACTTATTTTCGTCGCCCTGTGCCTCGTCTATGAGTTTCTGAGCGTACATATCTGAACACTCAAGTTTAGTTTTTAAAAATTCTTTGGTTACCATGCATCTCGCTCCCTGAAATCGTCTCCGATTACTCTTACTTTTCTCGCATTGTGTTTCATTCTTGAATTGATACGTTGCCAGTTCATATTTTGATTTAGTTCTTTATCACTAAAGTTAGTTGTAAAGATGTTGTTTTTACCTACTCTGTTATCAACAATGCTGAAAAGTTTATTTAAAGTGTGCTCTGTGTTTTCTACACCCATATCATCTAGTACAAGTAAATCAATATCACTTAGCAATCTGACTAGCTCGTCTGTAGTTTCAACTGCATTTTTGTTGTATGTCGCTTTGATACGATCCATCAACATTGGTATGTGCATAAAAGCAACTGTATGTCCTTTAGCTTTAACTGCTTTTGCGATAGCATATGCTAGGTGGCTTTTACCTGTTCCGTATGAACCTTGCAATATTAATGATTTTGGTTCTTTTGTAGAGAAACCCTGTACATACTCTATTGCTGTTTGTTTAGCTTTTACTTGTTTTTCATTTTGTGGCTTATAGTTGTTAACCGTTGCATCTCTTAATGACGGATTAACATTTGATTGATTGAATATGTTGTTTATCTTCCGTTGCTTGTTTCGCTTATATTCCTCATAAATTTCACACTTGCAACCATCTTTATACTCGTAACCATTCGGGTGTTTTTTAGTAGGAGCGAACTTATATAAGTCGTATTCACTGCCACACCTCTTACATTTCAATCCCTTTTCGACATGAGTAGGTTGATATTTTTTCAAGCTTTCGTTTATCTTTTCGCTGAATAGTGGTTTCATAATGTCCCCCTAATCCCAATAACTTTCGTCGTACTTCATACGTTCCAATTGATCTATGCCAGTTTCTTTAATCTCTTCGCTATAATCATTCATATAGCTTTCATTAGTTAAGAACGTTTTGGGGTACTTTTGATATTGTTTGTCTGTAATAGTTTTTAAATACTCTCGAGTGCCTTGCATGATTTGTTCAAAAGAATGTTTCTTTAAGCATGATTTGAATTTAGTAAAAGACATCTTCTTATCTTTCTTCTTGTCGTAAAGTTTCCACCATTCCTCAAATTGCTCATGCGTAACGTCAGTTGCGCTATTAATTGAACTTAAGTTCTTATCTATATCTTTTTCTTTATCTCTTTCTAATTCTTTATCTAATTCTTTATCTTCTTCTGTTGCGTGACTGTCACGTGACGTCACGTGACCATTTAGCAATTTTCTGTTGTTTTCTCGTTGCTTTTGTTTCCTCAACCTGTTCTGCGCCCTGATTTTCTCGAGTCCTTCAATGTTTTGGTGCTTTTCCCAGTTTGTCACTTTTATGACACCATTAACTTTTTCAATCATGCCTAATGTCTCAAAAGTTTGTATTGCTAACCTTATCGAGTTGATAGGTCGGCTAAACTCATTTGCTAACATTTCTTCGTTGTACGGCAAATTTTCAGATAGCATAATGTAACCTTGTTCGTTGTACTTTCCTGATAAAGTTAGCAACTTAACCCAAATAGTTATGATCGTATCTCTTTCGGGTAAAGCTTCGATATATTTGATTTTGCTGTCATCAAACATGCCAACTTTAAGTTTTATCCACGATACTTCTCCCATTGTTTTCTCCTTTCAGCATTTTGTTGAGCCTCTCATCAACTTTTATCCACGAGTCATGCAAGTGATATTTATCATCAAACGACTTAACGCCAATCGCATGTTGCTGGTTATGATGTTCGCGACATAACGCTAATACATGTTTGTTGTAGTGATTCATTTTGTTTCTGTTCATTCCTCTGCCGACTGCTTCATAATGTGCCAGGTCTGCGTGAGGCTTTCCGCATATTACACAGTTGCGGTTGATTGTAGCCCAATATAATAACGCTTTATCTTCGCTTAACAACTTACTCGTTTCTACACTCATAGGTATTTGATGATGAAACATAAACGCTATAATCAGTTCTATTAACTCCCTTGCAACTTTCATAGAACAGTCGCGCAGACTGATTTCTTCATAACCTTTCATAATTTCCAATTCTGTTTGTAATAATTTTCTAGTTGATTCCACCGGTTCTCCCCAGTGAAGTTCTATATCTCTACACATTGCGAATATTTTTTTGCGTTGTTCTATAGATAGTTTTTTATTATCCGGAACCTCTACTTCTGCTTTTAGTGGATATCCGTTTTCTAGTAAGTCAATGTGACTTTGTTCAAGTTCAACACCAGTAGCAACGACGGAATAAGTGCCGTCATTGTCTTTCTGGTATCTTGTAATGTATTGCATTTAAACCACACCTTAAAACGCTAAATCTTGGTCGTCATATCCAAATTGGCCACTGCTTTCAAATGGATTGCTTTGTTGAGACATTGATGTTTGTTGTTGTGCCCCGTTATTTTCTTCAGCTTTTTGCTTATCTGTCTTCGGAATAGGTTTGTTAACAACATCATCGCCCTTTTTGTAAGGTTTAATAAATGAAAAATCCGTAAAATACTTACCTTCATCTTCATTGAATTTCCATTTCAATACCAAGTGACAAAACTTACCAATAAGATCATTGGTATCAAAATCTAAGCTAGGAAGATTTAACTTAATACCTAATCGAGTAACTAATTCAATCAATTGTTTTTCTTGGAAATCATATTTATACGGCGGTACAAATTGATTATGTTTATATTGTTTGCCTTCATCATTTTCAAATACGATTGTGAAATATCTATTTTCTCTATCATTGAATTCAATATTTTTAACTTTCACTGTGAATTCTCCAGCTTGAAACCCTGCTGAGCCGTTATAAAACTTTTCTTGATTTGTTTCTTTAGTAAATTGCGCTTGTCCTGTGATTTTCATAATTAAATACCGTCCTTTTTAGTTTTTTATTAGTTTCCGTTTTGTGCCATATCTATAATTTTTGAAATTGAAGCATTTTTAATACCTGGATTATTGATTGTTATTTGCGGATTATGCCTAACTTTAGTTGTATATAAATTAGAAGGTTCTACAGAAAATACATAATCGTGTGTCGCATTTCCGTTCTCATCTGTATGATCTTCTATAAATGTGTGTCCTATAATGTCGAACTGAGTTACTAAGTTGTTGTGTATTGCCGGTTGTACTTCAATTGATATTCTAGGGTTAATAATTTTTCCGTTCTCATCTTTATCTTCTGAGTTAAGCCCTTCATGTCCTGTAAGCACAACGTGAAATCCGAGCTTATCTTTAACCTTTAATAGGTGCCTAATCGAGTTAACAATTAATTTAGATGTTTCCCCATAATCTTGAATTCTTGCTTTTTTGACTTGGTGCGTGTTCATCACATGAGTCAGCGTTATATCTCTTAACTTTTGTGCTGTTTCAATTACAACCACATCAAGTAACTTTCCTCTTTGTCTAGCTGTATTTACAATCGATTCAATACTCGCAATTGTGTTTCTAAAAGCAATGTAATTGTCGACCCTCTTCACAAAACCTTGCCGCGTTACTTGAGTGCCATCTTCGTGAATATCAATAATAAAAGCGTTGTTTTCTCTAGTGGCTAAAGTCGTCTTTCCGGTTCCTGATTTGCCATATACCATAATTGAATAATAGTTCTGAGTATCTTCGTTAATTTCTTCAATACCTAGTTCTTGTAAAATGTCTTGTTCCTCACTCATCACTTAATCACCAAACTTTCCGTTACCTTTAATTCAGCACCCGGAATATCTTTGCCAGCTTTCAAATCATCGATTAGTTGCTTAGAATTAAGCTTTGGCGCTTGTGATAGCCAATAATCCTTTGGAATAAGTTTTTCATCGATAATATTTTTACTAGCCCCGTTTTTGCGCTTGTAAATATGATTAGTAGCTGTGCGGTAACTATCTACTTCCTGTGTTTCTAACATCTCTTTTAAGTAATCTCTTAATCGATCAGTTAAATTTTGTTTTTGTTTTTTTAAATTTTGAAGTCTCTTAATCTCTTTATCTATGACATCTATGTCACCTAATGTTTCGCGTCTCCAATTGACGATGTTATCTACTTTGACATTCATTTCTGCTTGGATAGAATCTAATGTGTCTTTTAATAATGTTTGGTCTAATTCATCTTGATTAGACAACTCTTTAAATGCTTCTGATAGCTCATATAGATTAGCCATCTATTAACGCCTCCCCTGCTAGTACTTTTTTAGCTTTCTCGTACTTAGTTAATAACGTACTGTCATCATCAACATTGTTGTGCATATTTATTGATGCAATTTTACCTAAGTAGTCATCGCTATAGTGCCAAACCCATATAATGTTGTACTTGTACTCCACTTCATAAGCAGTACTTTGTACACGTTCTATTAAGTCAATAGCCATTCGTTTAAATTTATGTGGTTTCATTTTGACACCTACCATCTCATGACTAAGTTAATTAGTCTGTCCTGTTCGTCTGTGTTCTCTTCAATCCATTCATCTATTGCTTGGTTAAATAAGTCTGATGCCATATCTAAGTCATTCTCATCTACGACATAAGCATGTTTAATTGGTACGTTGTTCATATCTTTAACTTGTATTGATATGCCCATATGACCTTTTAAAATGAATAGCTTAAAATCGAATCCGTTAACATGAATATTTTTGCGTATCATATCGCCTATTTCGTAATACATCTTGACTTCCTCCATTTTTCGTTTTATATTTAACTTGAAATTTTTCTTAAGTGCTTGATACTGTTACTTGTTGTCGCAAGTAGCAGTTTTTTATTATTTACAAATTCTTCTAAATCTTTTAAAGCTTGTTTATATCCCTTGTCATATGCTACTTGTTCAGAATCTCTTGAATATTTAGGAATTTTTACATTGTCGTATTCACCGTTTAAATAACGATTAATTCTATCTCTCTTCCGATCAGTAATTCTTCTTGAACCATTTCTTAACTTAATAAAATAAGTATCAGAGAAACCTAGCAAATATCCTATTTCTCTCACCGTTAAATCTTTTCCTTTCCTTCTCTTGTCAACTTCTTCCATCAAGTCTTTATCTGACATCTTTTCATTCTCCCTTGTTGTCATAAAAGTATTCCTTATAAAATATGAATGTCGCTATACTTGCGAATCCCGCGATTGACCATGCTGTAGTGAAGTACAGCAATGGCATAAGCACAATTGCTAAGACTGTGAAGCATAGTACTGCTACTAGGTAGCTTTTATAAATGTTACTCATTTTCTTTTTTCTCCTCTTTGGTTGTTTCATCGTTTATCAAACCTTGCATTTCCATTAATTTTTGAGGTATACCAGCTTTTAACTGGATTTCGTATAACATTTGTTGAATGTGTGGTGGCACTTCTACCATTCCTTTCGTGTATAATTTAGTTATCTCCTAGTGAAAGGAGGTGGATAATATGTCATATAGTGAATATGAACAGCTTTACTATAAAATTGTTAATGAAGCTGATGAACTATACGGTGGTCAAAGTGAACACTTCAAGAAGAACCTTCAAAAACTTACAGAGAATGCTGATGAAGGTGTTTCCAGTGAAAAGATTTACTCTACCGCTTTACATGAGTCACTTGAATACCAACGAAACTTCATCTTCTTAGAATTAGGAAAGGTTCTCTTTAGTAAAGTCGGAAAACGCCTTAAGTAGTTTTATTCCTGAATCAGGATCACTGTGTCGCTCAATCGTTTCTGCTGTAGACTCTTTACTAAAATCATTTCGATTGATTACAGGCTTTCTCGTATTTCGTTCAATCTTCCAAACCTTCCAAGTCGCAACTGCCATTGTGATGAGGAAGGTTGTTTTGTATAGTGTGTTCATTTGTTTATGCTCCTTTCGTGTATAATGTTGTTTAAGAGGTGCATTGCTCGGGTTATAGTACTTTAAATTCAACACCGTCTATTTGAACGAACAGATTATCTAAATCAGGGATTTGTTTTTTATATAAACCAAATCTTGATTTAATATCTTTTAATAAATAGAGATTCAAATCTCCAATTGATAATAGTTGTCTATTACCTGCTTCGTCATAGTAGTAATAAATGACTTTTTTGTTTTGATCTTCCATTTGCTGCGCCCTCCTGTTAAGCAGTTACGTTAGCTTCATAACCGAATTCAGTCATGATTTCATGTATTTTCAATCTACCTTTTTGTGTCCATCTAGTTTGTAAAACTGTGTCTTCTCTACCGTCAGAGCGTACAATTGGTATAGTGTCTGATTCTGTGTAACTCTTGCCCATGTGTTCTGAGTAAAGCACCCACTGTTTATTCACTTTTCGTTGTAATCTAGCTTCGTGTAGTAGTTTGTTTAACTTTTGTGCTGATATACCGTAGTCTGCCGCGATTTGAGTTGTGGCTAATGTGCCAGTTGACTTTAAGATTTCATCTACATAGTCTGCTTTGGGTTTTAGTTCTCCGATTTCTTGTTGTAAAAGTAAGTTTTGCTCTTTTTCTTTCTTATACTCAGTCAACACTGTAATGATGTAGTCTGGATCTTTTAATGTTTGTTCAATTACATTGTCTGTTGCGTAGATACCGTGTTTGCGAATAGCTGGTAGGACTTCCATCGCCAACCAATCTTGAAATTTTTCTGCTACAGCATTACCTGCTTTGAAAGCCAACTTATATACCATTGGTTCTGGTATGAAATCGCCTTTCCCAACTTCTTGGGAAAGATATTTACCTAAATATTTATTGATAGTTTCCCAACGAATATATTGTTTGCCGTTTTTAAACTGAGTGAACCCCAAACTTTTTGCGACAGTTTCTAAATCGAATAAATTATTTTCATTATCTTGTTTGATTAAGATTGAAAACATGTCGTTACTGAAAGTTTTAATTTCATTCATTAACTCTTCACCTCTTCTTTAATTTCTAAAATTTTCGCAATACGTTTCTTTTGTTCAAAAGCATCTCTACGTCCACGTAAAATATCCGATAAGTAAGCACTTGAAATTTCTAGCATTTCCGCAAGTTGCTTGTTTGTCATGTTGCGTTTTAATAATTCCGTTCTCACTTTCAAGCCGAAATCTGTTGTCGACATATTAGCACCTCCTATAACATTTTTTCTAAGCAAATAAATTATCTGTTGAACACCAATAACTTTTATGCTAATATTTAAGCATAGTTTAATAAACCTATAACAATTCGTAATGCCTGTCATAAAGGTATTGAATACTCGTTCCCCAACGAATAATTGTTATGTGTTTAGTAAGCTAAATTTAAAGCTTAAATACAGTATATTAACTTTTATGCTAATTGTCAACAAAAATAGCGAAAAAGTTAATCTGTGATAGGAGAAATTTATGAATCTAGTACAAAGAATCCGTAATTTGTGCAATTCAAAAGGTATGACTTTTGCTGAATTAGAGAGAACTTTAGGGTTTTCAAACGGACAAATCAGAAGATGGGAGAAAACCAAACCAGGCATTGATAAGGTGCAAAAAATTGCCGATCACTTCGATGTATCAGTTGATTACTTATTAGGTAGAGAAAAAGATGAGTACTCCGGAGAAGATAAAAGTGAAGATATTCTTATTATGCATCGAGCTACAGAAAATATGACGGAGGCACAAAGGCAAAAAGCTTTGACTATATTAGAAGCAATGTTTGATGATTGGGATGATTTAACTAAGTAACAAAGGGGCTTTTTAATTGAAATTAAATTATGAAAAATCTTTTTTTAAATCTGCGAAAGCAGTTTACGAGATCACAAATGGTCTATATAACTTATCTTTTCCTTTAGATATATTTGAAATTATCTCAAAAGATAAACGTATTAAATTAGTGACTTTCTCTGAATTTTCTCAGAATACTGGCACTTTATATTTTAAAATACCTTCTATTTTCGGTTCAGAAGAAGCGTTTCATATTAGAAAAGGAGACAAAGCGATTATAGTTTATAACGATTTACTGCCTATGAATCGTCTAAGATTTACTTTAGCTCATGAATATGGTCATTTTATAATGGGACATACTGGAGTTAATTTAAATAAAACATTCACATATAAAGATTATTATAGAAGGATTGCTGAAGAATATGAAGCAAACTCATTTGCTTCATGTTTATTGTTTCCTTTACATATAAGATACAAATATATAAACAACTTTAATATTGAGCAAATTTCGTACAAGTATCAAATGAGTTTTCAAGCGATCCATATAGCGGTAAAAGTAATCAGAAGACATATACACAATGGGTTAAACGACTATATGTCAAATAACGAAAATTACCACGCAGAAAACTACTTAAGTTTTTTAGAAGAGAAAATGGAAAGCAAATCTGATTTTATAAATGAATTTAAATATGCTTATGATCTAACGATTTAACAATCAAAAAATAAAGGAGAAATGAACATGAAAGAATTACCTAAGAGCAGATTAACGTTCAAAGAAAGTATGATTGAGAGTCAATATTTAGCAACTAAAACAAAAGAAGAAAAGAAACAATACAAGCAACTATCTGTTGAAGACAAAAGAGAAATTTTAAAAGAATACCAAAGTAAACCTAGAAAAGAAGTGAAATTTGAAAGTGAAATCAATAAATCTGACGAAAACTTATCTAAAATCTACCAAAGATTTAGCGAAATAGGTGTAGAGGATTTGTTTGGTACAAAAAAAGAAGTGAAAGAACTACCTATGATTTTAAAAGATAATGAAAACATAATGTATGTAACTTCGGGATTGTACAATAATAATACCTACTTAATAGTATGTACTGATCTAAGATTGTTATTCTTAGATAAAGGTATGATATATGGTTTGAAATTTCATGAATTTCCATTCGAGAAAATCAATTCTGTTTCGTATAAAAAAGGACTTCTTTTTGGCGAAATAATTATACATCACGGTTCATCAAGTATCGCTATAGGAAGCATATCAAAAAACACTGTATCTAGAATGGCGGAAACAATACAAGAACAAATCTCTATTCGAGAAAGTTCTATGAAACCATCCAATTCTGAAAAAATGAGTTTTTCTGTTGCTGATGAATTAATAAAATATAAAGAATTATTAGATGTCGGAGTAATTTCTCAGGAAGAGTTCGATAAGAAAAAACAACAATTATTGGATATTGATTAATAGCGCTTGTGTGGCGTGAGGAGGATGAGGGATGGAAGAGAATAAAACTTTAAAAGAATACTTGCGTAAATTTTTAGAAGGCTACAAATATGTAGTTGAAAACAGATACAATTATCAGTTTAGTAGCAATCCAGAAGCTTTCCCATTCATGAGAAAAGACGATTACAAGATTTCGATATTTTATCTAAATCAATCTTTTTTTGAAGAACCTTGCATCGTCGTTATCTCAAATGACAGTAAATTAAAAGAAATATATAATTTTCGTAATATTGATATCAAATATTTGTCTAAACACTTTACTTCATACATATATGATTCTAAAAAGTATGTAGAAGAACAATCCGGATTATTAGATTTTAATAATTACATTTATTACACATCTATTTACTACGGAAAATATATCGGGACCGTAATATTACAAAACAATTTAGATTTATTTTTTAATTATGGCAAAAGATTAGCTAACGATCATTACAATACATTGATATCGAAGTCGAAAGAAAGATTGATAAACAAAGCACATGATGAAATACAACCGTTCAACCACTTAGATTTAAATAGTATGAAAGAGATTGTTGATGATATAACTTTTTCTTATCAAATAGAACAAGGATTACAAGCTTATAAAAGGGAATTGTATTTGCCAGCTGCAGCAACCTTTGCTGTTGCTATAGAAACGTTTTTAATCAAATTAAAAAAAGTTAATAAAATCAAACATAAAGACACCGATTCAACTATGTACACAAAATTATTAGGAGAATTAACTAAAGAAGGTAAAGTAAATTATAGAACCAAAAAACGGGTAGAAATTGCGTATAGTATGAGAAACATAATCAACCATTCACAAGCTGGTGCAGTAGCCAAAGGTGATTGTGACTTTCTTTTAAACACACTAAAAGACATTGTTGATGAAAACGAAAAAATATTAAGAGAATATACCAAATCAATTAATAAGACGGAATAAATAGGTATCCTTGTATTCAGATTTGATTTTTAACATAATTTGTTCATAAATTTTTAATTTAAGTTCTTGTTCATCGTCATAAATATCAAATTCACTACTATAATTTTCAACTGATTCTTTTATATAAGCTATTTCTGCGTCAGTAAATTTTACACACATTTCATCACCTACTTTTTATTTTATTATATCACATTTAGTACCTAGTACTAAATTTCGGGTAGCCCGCCTACCCTTATTATTTTTTGCCAATTTTGAGGAGGGAGCACATGAAAGTAGCAATTTATACTAGAGTGAGTACACTTGAACAAAAAGAAAAAGGACACTCTATCGAAGAACAAGAAAGAAAATTAAGAGCTTACAGCGACATAAACGACTGGAAAATTCATAAAGTATATACTGACGCTGGATACTCCGGAGCTAAAAAAGACAGACCCGCTTTACAAGAAATGTTGAATGAAATAGATAATTTTGATTTGGTTTTAGTCTATAAACTAGATCGATTAACTCGAAGTGTTAAAGACTTACTAGAGATACTAGAATTGTTTGAGAATAAAAACGTGTTGTTTAGGAGCGCAACAGAAGTATATGACACAACTTCTGCTATGGGACGTTTGTTCGTAACATTAGTAGGTGCTATGGCAGAGTGGGAGCGTACTACAATTCAAGAGCGTACTGCAATGGGTCGACGCGCATCAGCTAGAAAAGGGTTAGCTAAAACTGTCCCTCCTTTCTATTACGACAGAGTAAACGATAAATTTGTGCCTAATGAATATAAAAAAGTATTACGATTTGCAGTAGAAGAAGCGAAAAAAGGTACTAGTTTAAGAGAAATAACTATAAAATTGAACAACTCTAAATACAAAGCACCCTTAGGTAAAAACTGGCACAGATCAGTTATAGGCAATGCTCTAACGAGTCCGGTAGCTAGAGGTCATCTTGTTTTCGGTGACATATTCGTCGAAAACACCCACGAAGCTATTATAAGTGAAGAAGAATACGAAGAAATAAAATTAAGGATAAGTGAAAAAACTAACTCTACAATCGTAAAACATAACGCTATTTTCAGAAGTAAACTATTATGTCCAAACTGTAACCAGAAATTGACTTTAAACACAGTCAAGCATACGCCTAAAAATAAAGAAGTTTGGTATTCTAAACTATACTTTTGTTCTAACTGCAAAAATACTAAAAATAAAAATGCATGTAACATCGACGAAGGCGAGGTTTTAAAACAATTTTACAATTATCTAAAACAATTTGATTTAACATCATATAAAATCGAAAACCAACCTAAAGAAATAGAAGATGTCGGCATCGATATTGAAAAGTTGCGAAAAGAACGCGCTAGATGTCAAACACTTTTTATAGAAGGTATGATGGATAAGGATGAAGCTTTTCCAATAATAAGTCGTATTGACAAAGAAATACATGAGTATGAAAAGCGCAAGGATAATGATAAGGGTAAGACTTTTAACTATGAGAAGATTAAAAATTTCAAGTATTCATTGCTAAACGGCTGGGAATTAATGGAAGATGAGTTAAAAACTGAATTCATAAAGATGGCAATCAAAAACATTCATTTTGAATATGTAAAAGGAATTAAAGGGAAGCGCCAGAACTCATTGAAGATTACGGGTATAGAGTTTTATTAA